ACCGAACCCTGTAACGATATATTTGACGGCCAAACCGGTTTAACCCATTCGCCGTGTTTCAAATCACCCCAAATATCTTTTCTATGTAATGTATGAACTTTAATATAATCATCAGCCGTGAAGTATTCATTTGTTTCTGGATTGATAAAACCACATTGGTCTTGCAATCCACCTGTAACATTCACAACTATTGGTGTTCCAGCTGATAATGATTCCGCAGTTCCTAAACCAAAACCTTCATTTGATGCCATATTAACAACAACATCTGCACAATTATACAAAACGTTTAATCTTTCAGACGGTATAACTTTATCATCGAATAAAACGTTGTAATCATTGCAAAGTTCACTGACCAATGATAATAAATCAGTTCCATTTGGATCTATAGTTTGTGTGTGCATCAATAACAGACAATCTTCAGCAGCGTTTCCACCATTTTTATCAACTAATTGACAAAAGTGTTTGTAAGAAAGAACTACATCACCTGGATGTTTTCTGTGTATATTTCTATTATTCCACATAACAATAAATTTATTTTTATTGTCACCACGAAGTCTTGTATTTTCAAATTTCAAAGCATCTGAATGAATATGAGTTTCATTGATTGGAGTGAATACATCAGTATTGATTCCATGTGGAATATAGGTTATACGATTGTTTTCTGTGTTCTCGCCAAACCTTGTAAGTATTCTATGATTCAAACCATATGTTTGTTTTGAAATTGCCATTAACGAATCACAACTTGAATATGCCTCTTTATTCCACATTGGATCAGTTGGTGTATCACCTATCAAACCTGCACCATCCCAAATGTTTAGATACATCAATGGCATTTTTTGCCGTATTTCATGTTCCATATCATATAACCAACCCCAAAATCTTGGATCTGTAAAATGTAAAATGGCATCTGGTTTTTCAATATCAATAAGTCTACGAATTAAAAATGGATCACCATACCCATCGTTACAATATATTTTGACGGATGCATTTTCTATGCCATGATTTTTTTTCAAGTCTTCTGATAAATCTAAGACCTTTCCTTTTTCTGGATGATTTATAGCAGCACCAACTTGAATCCAATCAAATTCTTTTGCGGTTCCAATTACCATATCTCTTGATACAGTTGCTATTCCGGATGTTAGTCTCAAATCATCTGACAGTAGTAATATCTTTTTCTTTGCCATGTGAAACCTTTATATGTTAAAAAACTTTTTTGTTGTGTTTGACGAAACACCGTTCATGTTAATAAGCATTTTACGGTATGGTTTGAATTTGTAACCCATTTGTTCTAACGAAGAATTAAACCAATCTTCCGAATAATCGTCTTTATTTCTTTTACCGTTTGAAACTATTGTTTGCATATCACGAACAAAGTTATCAAGTTTATTCATATCTCTTGTTAATCGTATCAATCTCAATCTTCGTCTGTTATATTCTTCTTCATCTTGTTCTAATCTTTGAATCTCTAATATAAGACTTTTTAATGAATTTTCCAAATCATTTATGTCATAAGATAAAACTAATTCAGAAAATTCTGTTCCCTTAAACAAATCAATATATGTTTTATCATAGATTGGAATAGTCATTAAGTTTTTTTCTATTTGAGCATATTCAAATCTCGGTGTAATGAACATTCCGAAAAACGGCACTTTTGTATTTGTTGTTGATATACTAAATCTACAACCAGATAAAAAGTCCATCATACTTTCCATCGTGTATGTTCCTGCAAGTATCATGGGTTTATGGTTATCAAAAACTTTGAATACAGTTGGATCCAAATCAAAGTCCGGAAGAAATGTATCACTAAAAGTTTTACGAGAAACATTCGCGTGTTCTGCCAATATCTTTACATGATTGAAATAATTTTCGGGTGAGTATGTATTTCCAATATGAACCAATTTCTTACCAGACAAGTCTCTAAGTCCCATCTTATTCATCGTTTCTACTATTGGTTTGAAGTTCCCATGACCTTTGAATTTTGCATAGTAAGCACATTCTGAAATGTATGGTAATTCTTTTTTATCTAACCACGACTTTTCAATCCACTTGTCATAAATACTCATGTCAATATAACCACCTACTTGAAAAGTATAGTTGGAAGTTCCTCTCATTCCAATATATTCTTTCAAGGCATCTACAAAGAACGGAGTGTATGTTAAGTAGTAATCACTATACTTTATGAATGCCGGAACACAAATGGTATTGAAGTGCATGCCTTCATACGGATATATCTCGTGGTCAAAGAATGCAGTTATAGTATTCAACTGACAATACATCTTTGCCAATTCAATCAGTCTTTCTCTATGTTCTGGTTTTCTTTTTTGAATACCATCAACATCGTAGATAAATTTGTTGAGGTTCAAAACAACAATATCATAACCTTCCAATTTATCTTTCAATTCAGCTATTTCCATTTCGGAAATATCTATACAGTTCTGATATTCAGATTTGAAATTGTTTGTTTCACTTGGGTTAAAATAAAAAGTATCAACACTATCAAGTGATGATATATTTTTAGTGAATGTATGTATGCCCCTATAAACTGATAGGTCAATGATTGCCAATTGAGCTATTTTCACGAAACACCTAAACTTCCGGTTAAATGATTAAGAATTAGTTTTTCTACCAACCCACTCAACTTATATCCATTATCACTACAATAATTTACCAATTCTTCTTTGAGTTGATTACGTATTTGAATACTGGAGTATTTTGATTTTGCGTTCACAACATTCTCGAATGATTAAACATATACATATAAATATGTACTAATTTTAGAAAACATTAGAAAATAGTAGATTTATTTTTAGAACGGTAAAGTATTTCTTTGTTCTTTCGGACAGAGTTCTTCGTTTTTATTAAACTCACAGTATTTACAATTTGAATAATCACGTCCTGCATCTGGCGTTTGTATAACATCCAAACGATACTCACCTTCTTCCGTAAAGTTTGTTGTGATAAACTCTGCAATTTCTTTCTTGATATTGTTCTGTGAAACTTTGCCGTTGGATGGTTCAAATCTTTGAACTCTTTGTTTCATCGCTTCATACTCAGCGTTTTCCATTATTTTACGCCGAAGAATTAAATACTCAATGTGTATTTGTTCCGGACTAACACCATATTGTTTTGCATAATATGTTTTGTAGAGTATCAACTGTGAAGTTTTTACTTTATCCGTCTTTGCATATTTGTTCCAACCATTCGTGCTAGTTTTGAAATCATATATGTATATGTCTCCTGTTTTGGTATTCTTAATTACCAAATCAAGAAACCCAACTAACTTTACTGTTGGGTGAGTTTCAAGTGGAACTATGTTTATCGGAACTTCTATACCAACCAATTCATAATCTTTCTTTTGAAAGAAGTCTGCACGATGTGCCTTAAACCATTGAATAATTTGAACACCATCGGAATAGTATTCTTTCAACTCTTTATCATTTGAGAAATGAATACCCTTTGCTTCTTCGAGAAGTTTTTTATATTCACTACGAATGCCCGTGTGTAACATTTCATCAAGGTCAAGTTTATTTGCCTCAACGATTGATTTCTCATAAATGTTTTTTACATATTCTTGCAATACCTCATGCATAACCGTTCCAAAAAGAGCAGCGGTTGATGGTTGATACGTATAGTGTTTATCTATGTAATTCAGTTTCCATCTATGAGGACAGACTTTCCACATTTGATATTGTGAGAAAGATACTTTTCTGTTGGCCATTATTTACCCCACTTGCCAGACTGAACAAGTTGTGTGATAATACCATATACTGAAATATCTTTGAATGTATCATCAAGACTTTCACCAACTGCATCTTTTGATCCAAACATAATCATTTGTTTGTAACGGTTTATTTTATCGTTCAATCTAAAAAACAAACCTTGTAGGGAAAGTTTGCGGTCTTCTTCTCGTTCAAGAGAACTACCCATTGATATATTGTCTGGACCATAGTTACTCTGTTTTGCACAAAACAATTCATATTGTGCCTGTTGAATACGCTTAAACTCAGCAGTCATAACAGGAAATTTCTTTTCCATTTCTGTGACAACTTCTGATTGTTTTATACCCAAATCTCTTTCGGTGATTGCCATTTTAGTATTCCTCATTTTACAGTCTTTAATTGTTTTTCAAATTTTTTAATATCTGCTTCAGATGTTCCATACTGTTTTAGTATACCAATCAATTCATCTGGATTTTCTTTTGCCAGATATTTGATATACCCATAGACTTCGTTCCTTCCCAATTCATAATGGTTGCAGAATACTGATACCATTTCTGGTTCAATATCTATTTTGTTTTTACCTTTTATGTATTTGAGAAAGAACGATTTTTTTGGGAGGACATCATGTAAAAGTTTATAGTAATCCTTTGAAGATAGTATTCCATTTGAATATGTTTGAAACTCATTTATAGCTTCAACAAATTCAGGTTCCATTGAAAAGAAACGAGCAATCATATAGTTGCTCCATGATTTAGTATCTTCTTCTGAAAGGTCTTCCCATTTCGTTTTACGAA